CTGCTTGCTGTGGAGTAAGACCACTAAGGGTTATTCCCAATTGAAAATATGGTTGTAAAACGCCGACTTGTTGTTCGTTCATCTGTTGAACCTCTTCGACTGGTGGCGGTATTCGTAAAGGTTGATCGGGGTCGGCACCAACACCCCGCGCCCATGTTCTAATTAGCTGGAACTGTTGTCCTTGCCGTGGGTCTAATGTCATATCTCCCGCTGGATTAAAAGGATCGCGGAGTGCGAGTTCTTGTGCTTGTGCTGCTGCCGCCGCCCGCTGCGCATCCGCCATCGCGACTGCTTGCTGTGCTTGTTGAACCGCCATAGATGGAACCGGTGCCGATGGTGGGGGTGGATTTCTCTGGAACTGTGCCGACACATTATTCTCGATCGTATATTCACCAACATCCTTCGCGGATAAGGGGCGAAAAATACCCGCCTGTATATTTTGCGCCGCCAACATCAATAGCGAATACATGTCTCTTAATTCGTTGCGAACGGTGTCATAGACTCTGCCCTGTCTTGAAGGTGGTTGCCCCGGTCTCCCTCTTTCTGGTGCTGGAAGGTTGGTAAATAGGGTTGGATATTGTGCGGCAACCTGTTTCATCTGGTCCATCAGCGGGGTAAAATAGGCGGAATACATTCGGTCACGAACACGATTATCCTGTTGAATATCCTTGAAAAATAGACTGACATAGGCGACCATTTCATTAAAAGCTTGAACGAATTCTGCCTTACTCGCCAACATCGTCAGCAACGCAGCCTGTTTCGTTGTGCCTTTCAGTTGATCTAAATCAGTAAAAGGTGTTGCCGACACCTGTGCGAATAGATCGTTCTTCTGTGCTAAAATCTGCGACACCTTACTCAAATAGGTCTGGAGTTTAAATGCTGCTCCTGCGTCCTTCGCGTCGATCGGTTTAATGCTCTCACTCTCGCTCTGGACTTGTCGTTTTTCGTTTTCAAAAACCTTTCGCTGTTGATCGCGATTGTAGTTTCGCACCTCATTCATTTCACGAACACGAACAACATTCGGCACCTTGTTCGGCACGGCACGGTTCGCCATAAAGCGTTGTCCGCCCTTTTTCAATAAGGGTTCCTTATTTCCGCCCGAAATCTGTTTCACAAGATATGACCCCAATTCGGGTAAAACAGAACCTGCGACATTCCACGCAAGGTCGCCGATTTTTTCAAGACCGCTCCGGTTCCTCAATCTCTCTGCCTCCGCTTCCGCCTCCTTCCTCTTTTTCTCTGCTGCTTGTGTCCCGAATAAATCAAAATGATCAGCGACGTTCCCAGCAGTATTCACAAGGTCATCAAAGAACCCCTTACCGTGTTTTTTTTTCGGGTGTTTCGGCATCTCGTTTTATGCTTTTATATTATAATAAAAGAATAAAAAACGGTGATTTATTCCTAAAGAAGTGCTAAAAAGGGGGCGGCGGCGGAAGCGACATTTCCAAGATCGTCCCAAAAGTCGCCACCACTCATTCCGCGTCCTTTCTTTTTGCGAATAGAAGCCATATAGGCTTTCGCTTCGGGCGAACCCTTGACAAGACGCGCACGCTTGCCTCCACTCTGTCCGCAGCCCACAGCACGCTCACTTGCGCCACCGCTTTCGCCCATACCCGAAAAGATGTCGCCCATCGCATCAGCCATCGCCATATTGCCTTCATATGACAACTGACCTCCACTCTGCCCCTTACCCATCTTCACATTTCCAGGGTTGTTCGCAAGACCCGCACCTGACATCATCGTAGTTCCATACATTTCGGGTTTTAGTTTTAGTCGGTGTGATTTTCCACCCACGACCCGATTGCCGCCCGACCCGACATTTGATTTACCAGCCGTATCCGCCATTTTACCATAAGAATATCGTGGCTGACCGACTTCCCCACTCACGGCGGGTTCCATAATACCACCACCCGACAATCCTGCTCCGTGTGTGATCTGGAGTTTCCCCCGTCCGTGTGACGCCTTGATGTGTTTATGGAGTTGTCGCATCATAGCATAATCCGCTAATGCTTTCTTCATCAACATCACCTTTTCATCCTTCGGCACCATGGAAGGGTGGCGACCACCGAGGAACGCTTCCGCCATCGGGGTTGAACCTGACATAAGGGCAAGTTCGCTCGGCACATTTCCGCCCGACATACCGCAACCTTCTTGTTCGCCCAAACCGATAAAAGGCAATAATTTAGATGCGACATTCAAAGTCCCTGTAAATCCTTTCACGAACCCATCACCAAAATCGCTCCAAAAGTCGCCACCGCTCATTCCACTCCCGAGAGTTCGATCGTCTAAAATACCGACGAGTTGCTGTTTCAAAGGAACTGCTCCGCCCGTCATAGCAAGCATATTATTATCCTTAAATCCTGATGGAAAACCGTCCGTTCCGCCACGACCCTCTAATGCTTGTGTAGTTCGACCGAGTAGTTCGGGCATTCCATAGACATTTCCAGCCCGACCACCGCTCATGCCTTTTCCTTTCTTGCGCCGAATAGACGCCATGAACGCTTTTGCTTCGGGCGAACCCTTGACGAGTTTCTTTCCGCCTGACTGACCTGCGCCGCTCATTCCGCTTCCAGTTGGTTTTGTGCGACCGGCGACGATGGAGAACTGACCTGATGGAGAAGCAATATCGGCGAGTTCCGCACCGCGACGAACACCGCCACTCATTCCTTTCCCTTTTTTCCCGAACTTGTTATATAAGTTCATACCAGTTTCGATGGCGGGGGCAACATCGCTTACAACTTGACCGACCTTACTAATACCGGAGAGAACATCATCAAAAAAACCGCAACCGACCCCCTTTCCCCCTTTCACAACATCGCTAAATGGACGACCCATCCCTTCTTCACCACCGCTCATTCCGCCTCCCTGATGGGTCGGTCCCATATTGTAGTTCATCGTGTCGTTTTTGATATTCGCATAATCGTATAATCGCTGCGAACGGGCAAGATCGCGATTATATCCAGTATCGTAGCTTGTCATAATTTACTGTTTATAATATTTACTTATAAAATAAATGTTATAAAGTATCGCTAAATGTCGGCGTTTTACATAACCGCCAAGTGCTTTTTCAAGCGACCGCCCGAAGCACCACCGCCGGACTGCCCACCGCCGGATTGACCACCGCCGGACTGACCACCGCCAGACTGACCGTAGCCAAAAGCACCGATCGCCTGTTGTGCCAAAGGAGCAACTTGACCGACAACACCGGCGACATTTTTGATGGTCTTCATAATATCCTCCCATCCACCACCGACGAGACGCTTGACATCACTTCCAGACATACCTGGCTGTGACTTGGCGGAGAGAACATCGCTGCGCGACAAGATGGCGGTGTAGGTCTGTGAAGTTCCACGCTCCAACACAAAGACACCCGAATTCATCGTGATCAAGCAGATTTCAAGGTCGTTCGCGGCGAATGACTGATTAGAATAGTTTTCAAAATCAATCTGGAACTGGAGCTGGAACTGACCGATGCTGCCGGCCGAGAACACGTCATCGAGCTCAATATGGTTGCCCATTTCAAGACACAAGACGGAACCGACAAGAGGAACTTCGTTGTATCCGTTGGGGTTGCCGCCGGGACCATTCGCCTTGCCGGTGGCTGCCCATCCGGAGAACTCGTTCCAAGTCTGGTTAGAACCGCTTTCAACGGACATTCGCCACAAGTCATACTGGGTGGCTGACGACAAGAGACCTGCCTTATTATTAAAATTGACGATAATCTTGGTGATGGGGAAGAAGTGGTCGCTATCATAGCAAGTCTGCTTGCTGACCTGCTTGCGGACACATATAATTAGTTTATCGGGGATGCTATTGAGAGAGATGGATTGAGAGTTGATGGAGGTCACTTTTGCGGGGGTGATGACCTGGGTATTTACATTCTTCGTTGCTGCGGCGATCGTTTGACCAATAGGGGACAAGTAGCGAGGATATTCAGCAAAGGGGACACAGTTGCGGGCGCTAACGAGGTCGCTCGGCTGGCGAGTATAATACTGAATGAATAGCTGACTTTCTTCGATGTCGGTGAGGGCGACTTTCAGGTCGGCGAATGCGGGGTTGGGGGTAGTTCCGGGCGCACCACTCGCTCCATAATCCTTGGCGAGAATAGGACCCTGGGCGGAGCGGAGCATGCGAGAAGTATCGGCGGCTAAATTAAATACTATTTGTAAGACCTGAATACCGTAGAACCCCTGATTGTTGCTCTTGGGGTCGCACCAGATCAGCGGGCTCAGCATGAACGGCTCAATTGTTTCGAACCTGATCTTGATTTCACGAGTAAGTTCGTCCTCACCACCGGCATAAGGAGTGTTTCCATCAATACTCAAAACACGGAAGGAACCGCGAGGCTGGAAGTCTTGGTCGTGAGCGACATCGTTCCAAGCACCTAAAGGAGAGTTGGAAGCACCGACGGCATCCTGATAACTATAATAATTATCGGGCATGATGGGGGTAGTGTTGTTGAAGCGAGCAAGATCACGACGATCGTTGAAGCGGAGCAACTGGAAGAGAACATCCTTGTCGTTCTGTGAGACGGTGTTGTTGTTGATTGTGAGTTGGACGGTGTTGAGAGAAGTCTGGAAGGGGAAGGGTGCGAGACTTTCGGTGTAGCCGTAGTTGATGGCGAGAGTTTCGGGGGGGGTGACCCCTGCCTGGAAGGTCGCATTCACCGTGAGTTCCATAATATTTCTAATCATAAAGCGACGACCGATAACGGTGCTTTCACTCGGCGTCTGGATATTAAAAGTGACGCTTGATGTTGATTTGCTGATGGCGTTGTATTTGGAGGGCGTGATGTTTTGAGCACCAGCAACCACCGCATAGCGAACGCTGTCAGTAGTATTGAGAACATCATATAGCACCTTCACCTTGCTAAAATCGCTGGAAGACATTTTTGCGGTTATAATATTAACCAAGAAGAAAATATTATAAGATTTGCGACATTCCTAAATTATGATGATATGTTGTTGAATGCCTTTTTGCGGAACATGATTTTAAGATTTGCTCCACAACCATTTTGTAAATAGAAGTCGTGATAATATCCGTAAATATCCTGCCATTGGACGCCTAACTGAATAGAAGAAGCGGGGGTATTCGATTGTAGATCTAACAACCTATATTCGGCGGTAGGTTCGTAAATCACATTCGGGAGGTATTCATCACCACGCACTAAATTCACGATGAGATCCGTGACTTCATTCGCCATATTGTTATTGTTCGTCTGTTGAAGTGCCGTATTATTGCTAAATAATCGGGGGAGACCGACATTTGAAGGAAGAACTGGAATGAGTGATGCGAGAAAAACAATTCGCGCGACAGGACACATGATCGCTCCGGTGCCGTATTCTTGTTCCATCGTGAGAGCCGGCCACGATTGTTTTGGTGCTGGTTTTCCGGCGACGGTGTCGGCAGGCGTCCAATTATCACCCATCTTGGAATACACTCGCATCATAAATGCTTCGCCGATCGCCGATGAATAACTATTAAATACCCATTCAAAACTGCTAAATAAAATATGGAGGGGGGCGTTGAAGAATAGTGTCACGGGGGCATTTGTGAGAAGGTTCGGTGGCGATGAATTGTAAAACGCCGTATTCTTGGCGTCATAACTATCTGGAAAATTATAGGGTTGGACGACGCTGCTAAAACCTGTGCCGGGTGTTCCACCTTGATTGAATAGATCAGCGGGGCATACAAAGGACGCTTTTGCGGTTTCGTCATTCCATCTAAAAAAGGGCGGATTATCAATATCATAATCGGTAGGGGTTGGA